GGCCCTAGTAGCAAACACTGAGCCTGCCAATGTTATCGCAGAACTCATGTCGTTTTGTGCCTCACTTGGGGCTTCGACGACAATTCTGTACGATGGCACTGGGAACGGTGCTGCATCATTGTTGAACGGCTCCCTTTAGGAGTTCGTCAATCGTGGTCGTTACAAGCAGCTGACCAAGCGCTTCGGGTCAGACGCGTATTGCCGACTTCTTCTCGCCGCAGGTGTAAAACCCTGTTGCTAAGAAGTGCGGTTCTCGCGGCTGACCCTGGCGCCTAGTTGCTTGTCATTTGATTAAACGACACTCAGTCTGAACGAGTAGCCATCGGGAGCCGTTCTCCGCTCAGTTTCTCTGAATACAATCTTGCCGTCCACTAGGACCGCAGATAATTGGATCAGGTTACTGGTAGAGAACTCATCCCCTACAATGGTTACACAATCAGTTGAGTCAGGATCAAAGGATACACCGTCTACGCGGACGACAAGGTAGGGGAAGCGTAACAGCTTCATCACCTTCTTGCCGTTCTTAATGGACGTTAATATCGATCGATCTAGGATAGTATTGGCTTTCATGCTAGTATTGTTCTATTTAGTCATATGTTTGTTGGACAAGGGATCGTTAAGTGTGTACATGCTCTAGGAGAATCACCTTATGGGATTCAATAAGAGCCTAGATGAAGTTGAAGTCATCGCTGCACTACTTAACGACTTTCACAAGTCGTACGAGTCAGTGTTCACCTCACGCGCCCTCAAGCTAACCGTTAACAAGGTTCGCAAGAGGGTTTCTCTGGAAGGATTGGGCTTTTTAACTAAAGCCCTGCCACGTCTCGGGAAGGCGCTAGATAAGGCCTTGACCGAGAGCACCCCGTTATCAGCTACTAAGTTGGGCTTTAAACCCCAGCCTGGTAGTGAACTTCCCATGTTTATGGGTGAGTTCTTTAACAAGGTGCTGTCACACGCTGGTGCGGTTCTTCCTGACCCGCACGCAAAGAGCATCATAGTACTACGGGAAATCTTGTACAAGTTTTACAAGTACGAGCTCCCATATTCAGATGAACAAGAACAACAAGTCATCGATCAGTTTACCAAAACTGAAGATGATCTCACCGAACTGTCACCCTTCCTTGATGCCTTGGCATCTCAGGCTGACATCATACAAGAGGAAACGTTACGTCGGTTTCGTCCGACTAGCGTTTTACATCTTGTCCACAACGCTCGTCTCCTGCTTAACAGGCTGTTCGAGCGGTACGATCCGAGCGACATACGACCTAGGCACGGGCCGGGGATGGTTTCTACTGGAGAAACCCTCTCGGGCAAATACCAATGGTCCAACGTTTCAGATCGAATCACAGCCGTATACCCGTTAGACGCCTTTTTCTACGCGTCTTTGAGTCACGTCTGTGATCGCCAGCAAGAGCTTATGGCTCTTACTAGCAACGAGTCTTCGGCTAAGGTTCTCTTAGTCCCAAAAGACTCGCGTGGTCCTCGCCTCATCTCCTGTGAACCCGTTGAGTTTCAATGGGTGCAGCAGGGTCTGGGCCGAAGTATAGTGCAGCATGTCGAATCACATTGGTTGACAAAACACAATGTATTCTTCACAGACCAAGTACCCAACCGAATAGGAGCCCTCTGGGGCTCCGAATCCGGAAGATACGCGACCCTGGACTTGAAAGAGGCCAGTGATCGTGTGTCGCTTAGTCTGGTTCGCCTGATCTTCCCACCTCGAATAGTCGAGTACTTGGAAGCATGCAGGAGTTTATCTACGGAACTGCCCTGTGGTAGGATATTAAAACTCCAGAAGTTCGCGCCAATGGGTTCAGCATTATGCTTCCCAGTAATGGCGTTAACGGTCTGGTCTATCCTGTCTGCAGCAGCTCCCGATGCGGATACCGCCGACGGTATCTTAGTGTATGGTGACGATGTGATTGTCCCAACCGCTTATGCGGAGAAAGCAATCGAACAGCTCGAGTCGTTTGGGTTAAAGATTAACCGCGACAAGTGCTGCATCAAAGGATTCTTTCGCGAATCCTGTGGCATGGACGCCTTCAAGGGCATCCAAGTCACGCCTGTCCGCATAAGGACAGTCTGGTCATCGGAACCATCCCCCGAGTCCTATGTAAGCTGGATCGCCTATGCGAATTCATGCTATGATAGGAAGTACTTCTCAACTTACGATTACATCGTAAGATGCTTGGTCCAATTATATGGACCAATTCCTGGTGAAGACCTGCACTTGCAGTGTCCAAGCCTTCGAGAAGTGCCTGATACGCAAAGATCCCTTCGTACTAAGTCCAGCAAGAGGTTCCAAAAGAAACTCTACTGGGTCTTAGACACGAGGGCACCCATCGTTCAGCCAGAGACAGACGGTTGGATCAAGTTATTCCGCTTCTTCACAGAAGCGGGTGATCCACAAGCTGTCCACGGCCTACTTGGGTTACTTACGCGGGAACTGTATGTTCCCTTTTCAGTCGGTTCGTACAC